CAGAATCAGGGAACATATGCTAATAAATTCATAGAATCAGATTTGACGGGGCAACATGACGGTTCGTCTCTATCGATTGCGAGAAATGCCGCCCCTGGTCGTCTTCGCCTGGACCTTCCGTTGATTGGATGTCAGGACGGCGATTCTGGATTTCCGCAGCGCGCCTTACAGTCTCATACGTATAGAGTACGGTGTAAACTCCGTAAACTCGAGGATTTGATTGAGTCATCCGATGGGAGATTTAAGCCATCGCCATGGAATCGGTCGGATTTCCAGATTATTAGGGCACCAGGCGCCCAGCCCGAACCATTTACAACTCTTGAATGGCCGGCGCCTCTCGAACTCTTTTTTGAGACTAGGCAAGTGTATACGACCCGCGAGAATCAGGTGACAATTCAACAAACTCCTCTGAAAATCCCTTTCAAGCGCGTGTACGAAAACAAATTCACGCAAAATCAGCTCGACTATGCGGGCGTAATGGGCAGCGGCACGTCGTTTGTTACACGTCGTCTGGACGCATGCCATCCTTCTGGCCGTATCCTGTGGTTTTTCAGGTCAATCGCCGATATTAATGCGAACCGACTCTGGAAGGTGACAAATTCCGCGGCTTCTTCTGGGGCATATTATAATTCCATCACGTTTTTAATCGCAGGAAAGACACGCGAAGACCCGCGTGACTCCGTAATATGGCGAGATGTCGTGAATTTTGCGAAAGAGGATATTGATTCTGCCACCCAGATAAATACGATGAATTGGTCGCTGGGCTTCCTAGCCCCACAGCGATTTCCGCAGGCTAAGAATGCGCCGTCAGGGACCGTGAATTTCACCACGGCAGACAGACCAACCTTTTACATTGACCTCGCAGCTGCGCCTATTGACCCTCTGACCGGCGCACCTAATACGGAATTGCGCGTCTTTGTGGAAGGTTGGGGCGTATATCAAACGGATGGGAAGGGGCGCGGTGAGCAGTTAAGCCTCAACTAAACCATATGAAATAGATGAGCCAGGCCGATTATACGCGGCCAATCGGCGAAATAGTCACACTCCTGGACCTCACGCCGCGTGATTTCCAAGATGGCGACTTGTTTCCACTTTCCGCCGACCAAACATGGTGGTTACCCGACGCAAATCGAAGAATCCAGCCATACAGTCTAAGTATCCAGCAATTCCCTTTCCGTGGTCCAACCGGATTCGGACAACGATTCACCTTTGACATAGCATCTGTATCATGTGGTGACTTATTGACAAACGTATTTGTCCAAATCGAACTATCCCACTGGTTCGACAATACTACGATTCTTCGTTTTCAGTCAGGGAAGTACTTTTACGGGGCCGGCGAAGACCAATGGTTCTATGCGAATAGCCTCGGCACAATTATTATTGAAAAGGCGGAATTTGAAGTGAATGACCAGACTATTGAAACAATTGACGGGGATTGTATGAATGTGGTATCCTTGTTATTCCCTGATGTGAATTCGCAGTACGGCCTCGCGGCAGATGGAACAGGACGCATCCCTTTTACACAAACTTCTACGACTCCTTCGTATAGTCCATACCCAACCCAGTCAGGGACTCTTATGATTCCATTGTCATTCTTCTTTGCCCGTAGCAAGCTTCAGGAAACCTTTCCTCTTCTTGCCGTGAAAGAAGGGTCTGTACGTATTCATATCAAGCTGCGCCCATTTGAAGAGTGTATTCGTATTCTGACTGGTCGCCGCAGCTCCACTACGCAAACTCCGTTGAATACGCAGGTCGTGCTTACTACACCTCAAGGGACTACTACTGTATCTACTCTGGCAACTCCTCCCACGTTCAAGAAAATTCAGTTGATTACGTATGCGGCTCATACGGATGGCAAGCTGCGCCAGCAAATTCTGCGAAAGCCGTTTGAGCTAATGACGCGGGTTGTAAATACCTTTACATTCTCGGAACCGTTGAAATATGTAGTGAATAAAACAACCTCTGACACAATACAAGTACAACTTCCTCTAGAGGTGAATCATCCTATGGAGGAAATACTATGGTTTGTAAGAAGAAAGGCGACTGCGAATAATAATGAGTGGACGAATTACTCCTCGGTCATAACGCCTGAGTATGACCCTGTATTCAATCCTCGCAAATCTTTGCTAAAATCCGCGGCTATTCAATTTAACGGCATTGACCTGATTCGTTCCGATGAACAATGGTTCAGGCAACATATTAGTCGTTGTCACGGAGGTGGATTCGCGGCCTATGATAATTTCATATATGGTTATTCATTCGCGAATCAGCCTGCGCAGCATCAGCCATCAGGGACTGCGAATGCGTCACGCCTTCAATCTATCCGTTTAACACTTAATGTCACTCCTCCTGGGGGCGCATATGAACAAGAATGGGAAGTCAAAGTGTTTGTGATTTGCTTAGAATGGATTCGATTTCAGAATGGAATTGCCAACAGGATGTTTATTGATTAATTCGATAATTCCTGTATAATCGACGGAATAGAATAATAACGTGCCGGCAAATGATATAATTAATCTGTCTTCGAATTCCATGGAAATCGTTTTGTTGAATAAAAAGAATAATGATATGAAAGTGGCGAGAGATACTTTGAAGAGTGTGTCGGTGATAATATAGATGGGCGCACCTACTGTGTGTTTCCCAAGCAAAACCATGAGAAATTGGATACCGAAGAATAGTTTTAGAGGTATGAAATAATACATATACCACCTCATTCTGTCTATACATGCGAAAAAGTTGAAGCGGGTTGCGGTCCACTAGGTAAGTACCCTAGAACCTGCTGCTTCTCCTTGCTAGAACCTGCTCCTTGAGCTAGCCCTTACTTATGTCCTTATATATCCGCCCTCTCTTGACGCAGCATTATAAGTCTGTCAAAGAAATCTTTCGCGAAGTCTTTGAGGGCGAAGGCCTTGGCGCAAAAGACCTCTACCATGCCTGGAGATACAGGTCACACGATGACTGTACAGGCCTATTTACACGTCAAGGAGACCTCGTAGGATTTGCTATTCTGTATTACACAATAGGAAATCCCTATAACATTTACCTAGCATTTATCGCAATCTGCCCATCAAGACAAGGAGAAAATCTGGGTTCCAGAATTCTGACACACTGTCTACAAAAGGCTGTCCGAGAAAATCGCAGCATTCATCTGTATTCATTAGACTATCCAACTCTGAAGAAATGGTATTGTAAGCATGGATTTTCCAAATCATGTTCTGGCAAGATGAACTTCCATTCCTATCGTACTCGTAGTCAAGCATCCTTCGTACATCTTCTAGAAAGAATCAAAAAGCCACTTATCGAATTTACATCAAGGTGAGAAGGCCGCGGTGACTACATATATTTTTATCATCATAACGCAACAGATGGCATCGGCCGGTCTATTACACATCTTACATTCTGGATTACAAGATGAACGACTATCATCCCAGCCGACTATAGAACCTTTCAAGAAAAGCTTTCTCCGCGCCGGCCGATTCACAACCGAATGGGCTCGTGTAGACTTTGATAATTCCCCAGCCTTTGGTTCCGTGGCCAAAGCCACTCTTCCTCGCAGAGGCCATCTCATCACCAATCTTTTTCTAGTAACTTCCATGCCTGATATCCGCACCCCCCAGCAACAAGCTGCCGCATGGTGTACGGCCAATCGAGTCAATCTGGTAGGCCCCACTTTCGGCTGGACGAATTCCTTGGGACACGCTCTGATTACTCAGGCACAAGTATTGATAGGCGCCGCACCCATCGATACACTGGATGGGAGGCTAATGGAAGTCCTCGACGAATTTCATACTCCTTTCGAGAAAGTCACCACAGTCAACAGACTTCTGGGGCGCTACGATTCTGGATTTGCGCCAGGCTCCAATGGCCTCGCCGTGCCAAATCAACAGACAGTAACTCCGCTTCCATTCTGGTTCGCCCGCGGCGACCCTTCCGCCGCATTGCCGATTGACGCGATAGGAACAGATTCCGTCCAAGTATCAATCACCTTTAACACAGCCGCATCGCTCTACGTAAGCACATCTCGTTCCCTCGATTCTCAGGGCAGGACAACCCAGCCTCCTATGACATCCAGCCCATTCTATTACATGGACCCGTCAGGCACATCAATCGCCGGTTTAACTGGCGATCCTTCCACGTATCTCACCGTTTCTCCTGTCCCTGGCATTCAAATGCCCTCGTCGTTTGTTCTACCATCGGCATACTTATTCGTCGAATATGTATATCTCGATAAACCCGAAGCAAATCGTATTCGCCTCAGTGATTTGACCTATCCCATTGTACAGCATTATGCCATGAATCCCTATAATAGCCGTGGCGCCCCTTCTGCCAGAATACCACTACGTATTCCGAATGTCGCCAGAGATATGTATTTCATGGTTCATCGCAATGATGCCGATTTATTAAATGCGCCTTTTCTCGCCACTCGTGACCTTTCTGGTCTGCCGATGTATCAGCCTCAAGCACCTTGGTGGCCCGATGCGTCTGGCTTACAATATGCCAAAGCAATGCCTCTCATCCCAGCCTATACCGCCCTAGATTCTGAACCAATTACCAGTCTCGCACTTATGTACGAAGGCCAGATGGTGCGCTATGCCACAGATTGCCCCTCGTTTTTCCGCAGCATTTTACAAAGTTACGAGCAGCGAAAAACACCATGGCACAATAAATATTATTATCATTTGCCCTTCGGTACACAGAATACTGTGTATGGTATTACAAATCCGATGGGGCATGCGAACTTGGATACCATTAGCCGCATTGAATTAGCCCTAGAATTCAAGCCATTCAGAGGTTCCGTGAATGTGACCGACGTACCCTTTTACACAGTCTATATATGGGTCGAGACATATGCGATTCTTCGTGTCTATAACGGTCGCGCGGGTCTACTCTTTGCATACTGAGCGAAATAAAAATTGAAGTAATGCCTTCTTAGCATACATCTAGTAGAATGGGAGGCCAGACAGCAATTGGATACGAGCAGCCAAATAGAACAATTCTCTATGGACTGATGTCTTGCGCGGTCCAATTCTTTGAATTGCGAGATGATATTCTAGCGAGGCGCGCTCGTGTAGAACTGTGTGAAATGGCGTTTTCCCTAGATGATTATTTCAGCAATAAAAGATCGGATGAAGAGGATACCTTGTGGCGTATTGCGTATATGCTAGACGGAACCACACATTGTAGTAATCCCTTAATGCCAGGCCTTCTCGTATTTACTCCTCTACCACCCTCGCCCTTCTGAAGAAACTAAGACGGTCGTCGAGCTTCACAGGGTCCTCTGCGATTGCCTTGAGACGACCCTTTTCTTCACGCACTGCCTCTGCCTTATCCAACTGCTTTTTCACTCGCTCTGCCCACATGGCAGCTGTGCTAACCGTGACCGAAGTATCTTCATCGATAGTACTTCTGAGCAGAAGAGAAGGGAATTCCTGTGTAGACGCCGTCTCTACAACAGGAATATCTTCGTCTGATACGGCAGACGTGGCAGAGGAAGAGGTAGACGCATCGTCGACAAACTGCGGCTGTGTCCAGCTGATACTCGTCCAGCCGTCACCATCTTCCTGAAACCGTGGACGCGCCCACCTCTTACTCGACTTTGTAAATGGGCTGCTGAACACAGATGGTTCTTTAGTAGTCTGCCCAACAGTAAATCGGTTTGCTGAAGTATCATCCTTCTCCCAGACACGATACTGAGGAGGTGCGCTGACGACTTCTACCGAATTATTTACCGAAACCTCCTCTCCTTCCGAATCGCTGGCAAGACATGCGAATTGATTCTTGTGCCCTACAATTACAACTCCCCCCTTGTGTGCTGACATATACTATATATTTCTTTTGAACCTTAAATCATTTTTTAGTTGTATAGTAATACTACTAAAGTTGATATTCATGCCGGCAAAGTATAGGAGGTAACAGCAGAGAATGCCCAAGCATCTTGTCATTGTGGAATCCCCCGCAAAGTGTAAAAAGATTGCCGGCTTTCTCGGGCCTGACTATCAAGTGTTGGCTACCATGGGGCATATTAGGGCATTGGAGGAAGGAATTGATGCTATCGGCATAGAACGCGATTTCGAGCCGCGCTTTCGTTTCCTACAAGAAAAGTCCAAAGCAATGCGTCCTATCATGGAAGCAGCTGGTAATGCTCATACAATCTTCTTGGCGGCTGATGATGACCGAGAAGGCGAGGCCATTGCGTATAGTGTGGCATGTCTGTTGAAAAGAGACCCTACTCAAATGCCGCGCGCAATTTTCCACGAAATTACTGAGAAGGCGGTGAAGACGGCAGTGAAAGAAGCGGCCACTCGTCGTATTAACATGAATCGCGTATATGCCCAGCAAGCGCGGTCTGTGCTAGATATGCTGGTCGGCTTCACGATTTCGCCGCTGCTCTGGAAACACGTGGCACGTGGTCTATCGGCTGGCCGTTGTCAGACACCCGCATTACGTCTTGTCTATGAGAGAGAAGAAGATGTCACACATCATTCAGTGAATACTACGTGGACATCCAAGGGGACATTTCATGTGGGCGACGTGGAATTCACTGCTGCCATGGAAGATGAGCTAGAGGACCAGGAATCTAGCTTGAATTACATGGAAAATATCTATGATAATCCTGGCGCCAGTATCTCACATGTCGTCGAGAAAGGTTGGCAACTGGCCGCGCCTTTGCCGCTGATTACCAGCAGTTTACAGCAAGAAGCATCGGCGTTATATCGCTGTAATCCGAAATCAACCATGGCAATCGCGCAGGCATTGTATGAGGCAGGACATATTACATATATGCGAACGGACCTTGCTGTCCTCGGTGAAGAAGCAGTGGAAAATGCTCGTAGATGGGTAACGGGGACACATGGACCCGAGTATGTGGCTGCGACTGCTGCTACAAAACCCACTAAAAAAGCCTCCGCTCCCACACAAGCCCAAGAAGCTCACGAAGCGATTCGTCCTACACATTTCGAGAATCAGACGCTGCCCGCCGCCGAAGATTGGAATGATATTCA